CCGTTGATGTCGCAGGTGTGATTATTGGCGAGATTGAGAAAGCAGTTGCAGAACATAAGAGCAGAGCGGTACCAGATATGGTACGAGTCAAGATTGACACGATTGGCGTTGGCTGGGGAGTTGTCTCATTATTGGATAGATGGGTCAAAGAGCGACAGTTGAAAGCCTTGGTTATCGGGGTCAATGTGGCAGAGCGACCTAAAGACCAAGCCAAGTTCAAGAATCAACGCGCTGAGATGTGGTGGAATACCCGCGCCATGCTCCAGCCTAAAGATGAAAAGCAAGAGTTACGCCTAGAGGTGGACCGCGCTGTATTGGCTCAGTTGGCTGGACCAACATTCAAATCTGATTCATCGGGTCGCATCTTGATTGAATCTAAGGTAGATATGAAAAAGCGAGGAGTTCATTCACCTGACCGCGCTGAAGCAATTCTCCTAGCGCTATATGAGAATAAGACAGTTCACGAACCAATCTCGCCTCTATCTTTCACCCAGTCGAATCCGTGGACACTATGAAGAATTCAGATTGGGACCTAGATTTAAGATTTGGTCAGGCAGGGGAGGCTATAGTGAATTCACTATTGACCGCTCCAATTGAAACAGTCGAAGTTAAAACCGATAGGCGCTGGAAAGAAACAGGCAATTTATACATTGAGGTTTACTGCTGGTCATTTAACACACAGGGTTGGTACCCATCTGGAATATCAACTACAAAAGCAACACATTGGTCTTTTGTTCTTGAGGAAGCAGTTCTAACATTCCCAGTTGTAGTTGTGAAAGATGCTTGCATTAAATTCGGCAGACAGATAAGTTGCGAAATTCCACCAAATCAATCAAGAGGATATTTAATCACAGTTGATAATTTGATGGAATCTACAAAGACTTATCTTTCGCAGTCATCTTGAGATGACCCATGCTCCTTGCAATAGTAATAAGTTTTGCGCTCTGGCTCTTTGCAATGTGGGCATGATTTTTCTTCATTGACCACGATTACCTCTGCATCCGTATATTCCTTGTCGCAGTAATAACAAGAAGCCAGACCAGCACCCCAGTCACGGAGCCATCTTTGATGGCGCTCGCGCTGGAGTTGCTCAAGGACTGTCACGATATAACCGTTTCAGGCTGGACATCAAAGACAGTCTCGTACAGGAGGCAACCTGCCTCCCAGTTGTCCCAATTGCCATCTGACTTGATGACAACGCCATCTTTGAGCGAGCGCTTGAGATGGATAAGAATTGCTGTCACTACGGTGTCGTAAGGCTTTTGTGCTGTCTTGCAGAAATTGTAATCAACATCTTCAGTTGAGATTACGAAATCTTCGTGAGCGCCGTAGCCGATTCCGTTGATGTGGATGGTGTCATCCTTGGAAAAGTCAGCAACAAAGATTCCAGCATCAACCGCAGTTGCGATGATTTCCTTTGCACCAGTCAGGAATTCCTGCCAAGCGCTTGATTCAATGCCATTCTCAAGTGTCCAGTAATGTGTGTAACCCATTTACTTATCCTCCTCGTATCCGTCAAACCAAACCCCATCCTCGCGGGTATTTGGGTCCTTGCAATGTGCTTGAGCCTGAGCAAGAGTTAAGCCACGCTTAACAATTACTGTGTTGTTGTGGTCACGCCACATACGAACGATTCTGTATTTTTGCATTAGTTACTCACCCCAATTCCAAAACCTTCACGGAGAGCCTTCTGAGTTTCTCTCCTGATTTCACCAACAGCCCATTCAAAGTTTTCTTTGTTGGCAATATTGTCTACATGGACACCAGTTGATTTTGTGCCGTAGTAGATTTCGTAAATGCCGTATCCCTCAAGTTTGTAAAGGCGATACTGACCAATCTTTTTGATGGCTCTCTGACTCATTATTTAACCTCCTCGAAGTGGCACTTGCATAGGCAACAAATTGATTTAGTGAATTCAAAACTAAATTGCTTAATAAGGTCTTGAGGAGCGTGAGTGCATTGGTTATGCAACGCATCCTGGCAATGTGATGAGACCTTTGATGTTGGAGCAAAACCCTTATAGATGTAGGTTTTGCCTGTTGCTGGATTGATTAGACCTTGAGCCATTTTGTTCTCCTCTCTAAGAACAAGACCAGTATATCATACTGGGGTTAATAATCCTACTTCTTTAACCTAACTTGGGAAACTTTTATTCCATGTGCCTCGGCATATTGTTTCTTAGCCTTGGCGACAATCTGGCGCTTCTCCTTAGAGTCAGCGGCGAAGGATAAGAACGCCACGACATTAGCAAGGCTCTGGGCGAGTTCAGCATCGTCTCCAGCATCGTAGAGAGCAATCCATTCAAGCGCTCTCCATAAGTCGCCTACAGATGGGGCTTCAGGCTTTATATCGCCACGAAAAAGGTAGTTATCTACAGTTCCCTCATCGGCGGAAATCTGAGTTTTCCACTCAAAGTTTTTGTAATCAGCGCTCACTTGAATCTCCCTACTTTTAAGATGCTTTCCCATTCCTGTTGGAATTGGATTCCGTAGCACTTCACGCAAACGCCCTCTGGAAAGATTTCAAACTTTCCAATCTGGACACCGCATTGAACACAGACCTCCATGGGTCACTCCTCTCTCTTACATACCCAGTTTACCATACGGGGGTTAGATATTCAACACAGATAGGGCTAAATTTAGGGCTAAATTTAGTTCGAACAAATGTTCGTTTGGTACCCTTTTCCTATGTCTCTTACGCCAGCGTTCGTCACACTCTTGAAGGCATCATGCCCAACGGCAACACAGGATGTAGGAGCCAACCTTGAGAACCGCGAGAAAGCCATTGAGAAGGCTAACTACGGTCCCTTGAACCCATCAGAGCCAAACGATGAGTTCTGGTCTGAAATCGCCTCTGAATGGGATGTACCAGTCGCCGAGGCTAAAAAACAGAAATGCGGCAATTGCGCGGCGTTCATTCAAACCTCAGCCATGATGGAGTGCATCAAAGGCGGATTGGCTCAGGGAGATTCCTCCGATAACGCATGGGATGTTACCGATGCTGGAGAGTTGGGATATTGCGAGGCTTTCGATTTCAAATGTGCCAGCGCTCGCACCTGCCGAGCATGGATTGTCGGCGGTCCAGTTACAGATAAGAGCAAAAAATAATGGCTAAGAAAAAAGCAGGAGCGTTTAACCCGATGCAGATTAAAGACGGGTGGATAGTTCGCATGACCAAAGATGGTCGCATCGCTCAGAAGATTGAGCGTTATTACCCACGCCTACCTAAAAAGGCTTAGCAATGAGAGAGTCGCTTTCGCCGCGAGATAGATGCGATAGATGCGGAGCGCAAGCAAAAGTCCGAGCCAGTTTCCTGTCGGGCGATTTATACTTTTGTGTACATCACGCCCGACAGTTCGACATCAAACAGGCATCATTCTCAGTAGAAGTCGAGAATGAAGAAGTCGAAAATATGCTGGTCTTACACCGATTCTAAGAATGTCTGGATTACAGCCGTAATCACACACAGTACAAAAGAACCGAGTAATGCAACGCCCCAGAGATAGCGCAGTTCAGGAAACTTTGCAGGTTCTCTCTTTGGCTTACGCTTTGTGCGTGGCTTTGATGATTTAATGATGTCCTCGAATTTCTTATTGACTTCGTTTGTATCCACTTGGTACTCCCTCTCTTAGATTAACTAACAGAGGTTAGAATACTATGCTTTAGATTTGGATGCAACTTTCTTTTTCTGTGTCTTATAGATAAACGGACCAGATGTGTAGGCATCATTATCGGCTGAAATCTGTAAAGCCTTCTCAATCGTAGCCCCAGCAGACAGCGCACCAATAGCATAACTAGAACCAGAGCCAACACCATAGAAACCTTTATCATCAAGCGAGATGCTCATATCTTCAGCGAGTTCAAATACCTCGCCACCTACAGCAATCAAGAAAGCAAATTTAGTTTCACCATCATCGGATTCGTTCCATTTGTATTCTTGCTCTTTGAAGCAAGCCTTCAGCGAAGGAACAACTTTAGAAATCATAAAATGGTAAACATCTAAAAAATCTTTTGCAGTTGGCTTAGGTGGAATCCAGATATGTTGAGCAATATCGCAAGGCGCACATTCGCCAGAACCAGCAATAAGGAAATCTCCGCGTTCGGTTATCTTTACCATCTTTGGATGATTAGATGTTCGACCATCGGATGAAGTTGTCTGTGAGTCAGCCCCAAAAACTACTTTTTCCTTATGCTGGATAGCCACGATTGTTGTCATGGCTCAAGCGTACCGTCAGCCCTTTGGAGCCACCAGCGCGAGACTTGCCTTAGCCCATAGGTCAGGAGTCTGGTCATCTGGCAGATAGCCTCCAGCGCCTCCAAAGAGGATAGGCGTGTCTGGGTAAGCCATGCGGATGCTTTTCATAGCGAGTTCATAACCACCCACGGTATATTTCAATTCCGAAAGTGGGTCATCGGCTAAGCCATCTGCACCGCAAGCGATAAAGATAAAGTCTGGCTCAAAGTCGAAACAGACATCAAGGAATGATTGAGTTGCATCTTTCAAACCTTCATTATCGGTATTAGCGGCAAGAGGAAAGTTCAAAGCCTTTCGCTCCCAGTCAGAGACAAGCCCAGTTCCAGGGAAGATTCCCCATTGATGGACAGAGAATGACATGATATTGAGATTCGCCTTAGTCAGCGCTTCAGTACCGTCACCATGGTGAGCATCGCAATCAAATATTGCAACCTTCTTGCCCATCTGGGTCAATTTAGTTGCGGCGATAGCAAAGTCATTGAAGATACAGAATCCACTAGAGTAATCACGCATCGCGTGATGCTTAGCCCCTGGCAAATGAATCGCTAACTTGGTCTTTTCTTCCAAGAGCAAATCAAGCGCTGTAAGAGTTCCGCCTACAAATAACTTTGCAAGGTCACCGAGGTCATGGCGTGGTCCATCCCATTCATCCGATAAACCTTTGACAGTTACATCGTGAACATAGATTGGGTCATGCACTAAGAGCAGGTCATCCGTGTGAGGAATCTCTGGGGTGAATTCGTCAATGTTGAGTCGGCGATTCTGTCCCTCAATGATTACACGGTTGCGACCATGCAAGAACCTACGACCCTGCGTAGGGTGCGAGTTATCAAATATCCAGTTCGCATAGTCAGGCGAATGGACAATGATTGCATCTTCCATGGTCATGCTCCTCTCTCGTAATATAACCCCCATTGTACACCTATTATGACAACCACTCTTGCAACTTCTCAGCAGAGTAGCCAATCTCGCTGAGCCAGTTAGTGATTTTTTCTTTGTCATCCTTACGGCAGAACACCACGATGGATGCTGAGAACACATTAGATGTTGGCTCGGTCAAGATAAAGATTTCGCCAACAGAGCCGTAGAAGTTCTCACAGAGTTCTTCACCGAATGTATTGAAATACGCCTTGCGTGTATGGAATTCATCAGCCCAGCCAGTAGTCCAGCCCGATGCTAGAATTTCAATATCTTTGAAATTCTTCTCGGTATCGTAATGACCACGCCATCCATCGGTCTTTTCCCATACGCGACCCTTCCATTCATCAAAGAGTCCATTGAACCAATCTGGGATGTCGCCATATTCACCTCGGGCAAAAGCATCGCCAAAGATAACTTTGCTGGCTTCTGGGTCGCCATCTATCTTGAGTAGCGTTGATGCGTTCTCAAGGTCTGATTGCTCGCAGTCGTAGCAATAAGGCTTTTCAGTTAATTCTGAATAAGCGAACCCATCATCTTCATTGATAACAGTTTCGCAATCAGAGCATTTTGTAATTGTCTCGCTCATTACTTTCCCCCTCTTGACTTGAGTACAACTTTGGCGGCTTCTAGCCTTTGCTTATCTTCATCGGTATTGAGCCATGGCAACATATTGAGAGCCTTGACCATATTCTTCAAAGCCCATGATGGCTGGTTACCTACGATTTTCTTTGCTTCATCAATAGTCATTACGCAACCTTTCCAAAAGCATCGTTAGAACGGAAGCAAGATGCTTGGTAAGCAACCTCTCCGATATTTTCTGGATACACACTTTCTATAGTGCCTTTGTTAAAGTATTGACCTTTACGCTTGAACTGACGAGTGACTGTCCATGTGTCATCCCAAGCCAAGTAAATCTCAACGCTGTATCCATTGGATACTGGAAGTGTTATTGTGCGAGTTGCCTTGCCATCATTGGTGCGCCAAACTTGAACGCGACCACCTGAGATAGCAAAGATATTTCCTCGACCAATTTGACCAAGGAGTTCATCCTCGTTAAATGGGCGATACTTTTCGTAAGTTACTTCTGACATTTTGTATCCTCTCTCTTGGTTACAGTCCGAGTTTAACACAACTGGGGTTAGTTATCAACCTTATCTTTTACAGTTACAGAGAAAACTGCATCTCCGAACTTCTTGATTTCAACATCCTCAATCTTCTCGAATCCAAAATCAGCGCAGATGTAAACCCGCCCGTTGATTTCGACTTCATCACCAACTGAGATTGATGTGTGAGTACGAGTTTCTGAAAGCAATGGGTGAACCAATTGCCAGATGTAGCCCTGATAAAGATTTGTGTCTGCATGAACAATTTCGCAGATTTGCTTATCTGTGACTGTCTCTGGAAATTCAGTCTCGACCTCTACTGAACTAACGAAACGACCTTGCTCTGGCTTATCGCCAAAAGCCTTCCATGTGATTTTGATTTTTTGTGACACTTGAGTTCCTCTCTCTCAATCATTTACAACCCCAGTTTAGCATAGATTCTTGCATTGGTACAATTAGGCTACATATCGTGTCCTAGTGACCCCGAATCAGGGGGTCAAATGAGGTATTTGCGCTTAGGAATAGCCTTCCTCATCGTAATCCTCCTAGCCCTTTTGCCCATGGATGATGCTGGGGCTGATAACGCATGGGAATCCGTGGTGAACGGCAATGTCTCGGGCAGTTCGGTTCAATTCGACTACCGAGGGGGTAGCGCCTCCTACATCACCAATGTCTCTGATGGCTCAACCGTCACCGTCACGGTAGATAACACAATCGCAAACTGCATCGGCTCCTGTACGCCAATCCCCGATAACTGGACCGTATCAATCAACGGGCAAAGTTTTAGCGGCAACACAATTGAAGTTGCAACGGTCAGCGCCGTGGTCTCGGGTCAAGCGACAATTTCTGTCTCAGGCATTGATGCTGGATTTTGGGGTGGATGGTACGGACCAATCTTTACCGTCTCGTTTAGTTCTCCTGCGCCAGTTGTCGAGCCTTCGCCTTCGCCTTCTCCAACCGTAACTCCGACTCCAACTCCCGAACCATCTGTGTCCACCCAGCCAAGTCCCGAGCCACAGCCTTCTCAATCAAGTCCAGAGCCTCAACCATCTCCGACTGTAAGTGAGACTCCAACCGCTTCTTCGAGTCCTGAGCCAACATCCAGCCCAGAACCAAGCCCAACACCAACACCGACACCAACGCCAGAAACTCCATCGCCAACTCCTGCTCCTCAAAATAATGTAGTGAATGGTAGTGCTAATGAAGGTAGCGGTCTATCTCTTTCTGCACCTATCGGAAAGATTTTTACCTCAGTTATATTTGCAAGTTACGGCACACCAAACGGATATTCAATCGGTCAATGCCATGCACCTAATTCAGTTGAAAAAGTTGCAGAAATATTTTTAGGAAAAGCAATTGCAACAATCATGGCAATTAACGATGTATTCGGCGACCCTTGCGGCGGCACATATAAATCTTTAGCGGTCAGTCTTGCTTATGGTGATGACCCTCAAGCCCCAGCACCCAGCCCCAGCCCTTCGCCCGAGCCTTCTCCTGATACTCCTGCTCCTTCTCCTTCTCCGTCTCCAAGTCCTGAACCAACTCCAACGGAGGTAGCACCTCAACCGTCTCCTCAACCGACACCAATGGAGACCGCGACCAATCCGCAACCATCTCCCAGTCCGAGTGAGCCTCAGCCTTCACCAACATCGGAATCAACTTCGACAGAGACTCCAGCCCCTCAACCTGCCGTAACTCCGACTCCTCAACCTCAACCGACCCAGGAACCTTCGCAGTCCATACCTGAACCCACACCTTTGCCATCGCCTACTCCTCCTGCCATTGAACCTGAACCAATTGCAATCCCTGACCCGCCACCTGCCGTAGAGCCTGAACCTACTCCATTGCCTGATGTCGCCCCGACTCCCGATGAAACTCCCATTCCCGAGCCTTTGCCAGAACCAGAGCCGAACGAACCTCCACCAATTCTTGAGCCAGAGCCTCAGCCCGAGCCTCCAATCGAACCAGTTGAACCGCCTGATGTAGCGCCCGAGCCAGCACCAGAGCCAGTAGAGCCACCACCGCCAGTAGAAGAACCTGCTCCTGAACCACCATCTGAATCTCCCTCTGAATTATTGGATGACATCTTAGCCGATGGGGATGTCACGGCTAATGAAGTTGCATCAATTGTGGATTCAGTTCAAGCGGATGGCAAATTAACCACGGCTGAAAAAGAAATTGTTGCTGAAGCGCTAATCGCTCAATTCGATGGTGCGGCAGTTACAGCATCCGCTATCTCTGAAGCGGGAATTACCTATGCAGATTTACCACCTGAAACTCCAGTCGAAACCCGCGTTGATGAAAGTGGCGAACCAATCGTCATTACAGCCGAGGTTGCAGATGCACTTCAGTTGGTGGAAAACCCAGCCGAGTTAGTGGGCGCAATTTTTACTGACCCAGCAAAGGCGCTCATGGCGCTGGGAAATATCGGAGCAGATATGTCCGATACAGAACGAGAAGAATCACAAACAGTAGTTGTTGCCTCGGTCATCGTGGGAGCAATTGCATCACTATCAATAAGGAGAATGTAAATGAAGAACTTCTTCAATGACATCATCGGTCAGTTATTTACCATGCTGGGGTTTTTTATTGCATGGGTGACTATTGATGGTTCAGCCAAATCAGCAGTTGCTTACGCGACTGTCTGGTGTTTTGTCGTCTGGGTATTGACCTACCCACTTAGAAGAAATAAGGATGAAGAATGAAAAACATCAATAACATCTTGATGCGAATGGTGGCGGTCTTTGCATCATCTGGTCTATCAGTAATCGGCGCTGGCTCCCTTTTTGGGTTAGATGTCATAACCGCGGCAATGATGGCTGGCTTGCTGGGAGTTGCAACCGTGGTTGAATCTCTTGCTCGCTCATTCCTTGATGATGGCAAATTGACTTCAGCCGAAATCAATGAAGCCTTCACCAAGGTGGACAAGAAGAAGGCTTAAGCGGCTTTCTGCTCGTCATACCAAATCTTTTGAGATTTAGGGCATCTCGCCTTTCTTGGCTTTTTGTTTGCTCCACAAACTTGAACACCGTTCAGAGCAAAGGAGGCGAGAAGTCTTTCTTCTGCATCCTTGCCTAAAATTTGCCGATAGAGATTTGCCAAGATTGTTGCAAACTCTGGTCCGTGAACTGCATGGTACGGCGCAAGGTGATGAGCAATTTCGTGAAGCAAGATTGCTGGCTGTCTAGCCCAGACTCCTGCACTAATAACCCGACCTCTCCAATCGTGAAATGCCCTAGCGCCTCCACGACCAGCCTCAACCGTAATGATGCGCTTTCCGTAGACCTTAGTGATGGCTTTACGGGCAACGACCTTGTTTACGAATTTCTGACATTCCTTGATTGTCAAAGGTTCGAGTTTTGATTTAGAGACAAAAAGCCCTGTCTGCCTCTCGGCTCGATATACACGGCTCTTTTGATTATCGCGTTCGTATCGCATATTTCCCCCTCTCATAACCCATTTTACCATACGGGGGTTGGGAATACACCCCAGAGTTCCAGCGTTGAACGGGGCATGGGGGCAGACACGCCGCGATTAGGTGGTTGAAATGGGTTTGATTATCTAACCCCCATGGTGTATTCTGGTCTTGTTCAAGAGAGAGGACAAAGATGGTTACCAAAGAGTTCGCAGTCAAGATTGATACTCAGTTATCAGAATTACATGACAAGCGTTGGAATCTTCGCGTTGCGTTAGAGAGCGCACTTGATACAAAAAAGTTTTACGAGAAGCATTATCCAACCCGCGTTGATGAAATTGCAAAGTGCGAAAACAGCATTGCAACTTTGAGAGACCAGATTTTCAAAGTGGGTAACGAGATTCTCGACCTTGATGCAATTTACGACCAAGACCCATGGACAAGAGCGTTCTTAGTTCTTGCCAGCAACGGTCATGTTCACAGTTCATTGAATTGCTCAACCTGCTTTCCAACTACTCGCTACAACTGGTTGGTTCAGTACAGCAATGACGATGAGAACACAATCGTTGAAGATGCTGGTCAAGATGCTTGCACAGTTTGTTATCCATCTGCTCCAGCCGAGGTATTGAATCGCCCATCACGAATCGTGACAGCCGACAAAATTGCAAAGGCTCAAGCAAAGGCAGAGCGCGATGCAAAGAAGGCAGAGCGAATCGCTAAGGAGAAGGCAAACGCTCCAACAATCAGCGGCGAGTTCATCTACATCAAAGATGGAAAGTACACACAGGTCATCAAGACAGAGCGTTCAGCGGTCACAGAATGGTTTGACCAATACGCAAAGTCTCAGCGTTCAGTTGTCACTCAATATTTCGATGGCAAGCCACACAGCGCAGAGAGCATCCAAGACCAAAAGGACCGTATCGCTTACGCTGGAGAAGTTGCTCAGTTGATTTGCTTCCGCTTGGCTGAGAAGCATGGAATCACTTACGATGAGCAAGAAGCAATCCTCATCAAGAAGTACGGAAAGAGAGGCTACTAATGACACAGATAAACGAGACTATCGAGCGTTTATTGGCTGAAGCCAACGAGCCTCTCCATCCTGATTTAGTTCCATACTTTGAAAGCGATGGAGCGCTGGGCGCTCAAGTTCGGCACCCATTGGTATATCAAGTGCCACTATGGTCAAACGGTAGCGCCAATGCTTACTATCTCCAGAAGAAAAAGGATTTAGAGGTAGCGCTCGCAGAAAAGAATTTCAATCGAGTTGTGTATTTACATGAGCGCCCATATCGCCTTCAGGCATTTATCCAGATTGCTCACCATTTATCAGATACAAAATACTGGTCAATCCTGTCTGGCATCTGGACCGATACAGAGAATCAATGGCAGAACCTTGAGCAATGGAAAGAGTTGCTCTCAGCCAATCGTTCAAGCCGTCATTATTTGATGGATGAATCAGAGGTTCAGTTATTGAATTCACTACCAGAGTTGGTTACCATTTATCGTGGATGCGTTAAGGGTCTTAATGAGAATGGACTTTCATGGACACTCGACAAAGCCAAGGCAGAATTCTTTGCTAACAGATTTAGCAAGGAAGGAATTATCTTAGAGAGAGAAATTCCAAAGTCAGACATCATCGCGGTCCTAACAGGTCGCGGAGAATCTGAAGTGATATGCGAGGTAAAGAAATGAAATGTTATACCTGCAATAGCGAGTACAGAATCACATTCGTTAAAGGTAAGCCGTATTGCTTTCGATGCGAGGCAGATGCTTCATTGGTCGCATACGGGTTAATTTCAATCAAGGGAGGAAAGTAATATGTTGGCTAGATACCTAGAGAAGCAAGGTGGTCGCGTTACAGCGCGTGGCTACAAAGTGTCCGAATGGCTAGATGCCGTAGGCGTGTTTCTCCTCATCTTCGCCGTTTTCGGCATTGTGGGGTCAATTGAGAGCGGAAAGTGGTTCTAATGAGAGTTCCATCATGGTTCAAGCCAAAAGAGCCTCTACGCCTCTCTGAAGCCTCTCTAGCCCGTCTGCGTAGGCTGGAGCGGGAGAAGTTGCTCGCTGAGGAATCCGACAAGCGCCGCGCTCGCCGAAAGGCTCGTTTGGATTTGATTATTAAACCCCAGTAGGGTATGCTTATCTTGTAAGACCGAGAGAGAGGTAACACCAATGACATATCAAGAAAATATCGCAAGAGTAGTTGAAATCAACGGCAAGCCAGTTGGTAAGAAAAAGCCACTTACAAAGCGTGAGTGCGCTCGCATTTATCGTGAAGCATACGAGGCTGGTCTCAATGCTGGCAAAGATGCAGATACTCCAAAGTTTATTGTTGGAGATGCAATCGGTCTTAGCAACGAGATTGACTTCAGCAAGAAAACTTACATCCTTGATGGTCTTTGCGGATTCGCTTGGGTCACAGTTTCTCCAGCGCGAGGTGCGTTTGTGAATTGGCTCAAGAGTCAAGGAATCGGTAGCAAAGGTTATTACGGTGGATACGAAATCTGGGTTCGAGAATTCGGACAGAGCGTAGACCGTAAGAGCGCGTTTGCTGGAGCGTTTGCTGAAGTGCTTCGAAAGTACGACATCAGCGCTTACTCAGGTAGTCGCCTCGACTAACTAACAAAGTTCACCCGCTGGTTGAGCGCCGTTCCGTTCCCAGCGGGTGTTCTGCATACCATTGGTGTACCCTATTTCTCGGGTACCCAAGTTCGGTGGGGTAGATTGCCCGATGCTGTCTGTCCTCTCTCATAGACTTGCATTGTGTTGGCTCCCCCACCGAACACCTTCTTATTTATTACCCCACTTAGTTTTGTAATCACAGAATAATCTGCTACCTTTTATTCAGGTCGCAAACTACCTACACCTCAAAAGCGAGGTCAGTCCGATACTGACAACATGGATTCGTTACATCCAGTAACGCCGAATCGTTCGCTCCGAACCATGGAGGAATATGCGTACTTATGGAAAACTTTCGTTAAAACCGATTCATATAGCGCTAATCAGCGCATTACTGATTACAACCAATCCGCTTCAGATGCCAAGAGACCCTTCGGCTAATGCAGTTGAAACAGTAATCGAACCACCTAAGCCAGTTCTGGTCGAACGAACACCAGAGGCGGCTAAGGAATACGCCAAAACCCAGTTGGCTTTATTTGGCTGGGATACACCTAAGCAATGGGCTTGTCTCGTTGATTTGTGGACTGGCGAATCAAATTGGAGACCACAGGCATATAACAAGCAAGCCGTTTACCAAAATGGCGAGCGACTTCATGCAGGTGGAATTCCTCAGATTTTAGGACTTGACCCAGATACTACGGTTGAGCGCCAGATTGAAAGAGGATTTCTTTATATCCAATCTCGCTACGACACGCCATGCAATGCTAATTCCTTCTGGCACCGAAATTTTTGGTACTAAGGTTGGTGCATGGATGAAGAACAGAAAAAACCTTCCGCGATAGATAACGCTCTTGCTGATATAGCCAGAGTTGCTTTCCTTGACCCAGCCATTTGTACTGGCTGGGTCTTGGTAGCGGAATGGACAGATGGAACCGCTAACGGTTTTTGGACAACTACTTTGGCAGATGACCAGCAACCTGATTGGCGACAAAAAGGATTACTTCATCACGCTTTAGATACATGGGGAGAGGACAACCTGTTTGATGATGACGATAACGGAGAAGGAGAGACTGGACCTTCTGAGGAAACTGCTAGTTGAGCGATATGGTGAATTAGCGACACGCCAAGAGGATATACAAGTTAAATCGAATAACTAACTCTAGTATTTACACCATGAGTTTATTAGAGTTTTTAGATAATGCCCCGTGTCGCAATTCAGACCCGTGGCTCTTTGACCAATATCAATTAGACCTTGCACAGCCTGGGTTGCAATATTGTCGAAACTGTAAATTCTGGAATGAGTGTGACTCTTTAGTAAAGCCAGAGAGTTCAAACTATGATGGAATCGCAGGTGGCAAGGTGTGGCGCAACGGCAACTTATTGGCTAGGTTATCTCCTAATTCCCCGTATCCATTGATAGTAAATGAGGAGAGAGAGGTCTTTATTAGTGTTGAAGCCGTGGCAGTTCGAGGGAGCATCGTGCTGGGGGATTGAAACGGAATTTTATTTTCCAGAGGACCACAGAGTTACTGAAGAAAATAAAAAAGTAAAGGCTCTATGCAAATCATGTATATGGCAAAAAGAATGTCTGACCTACGCACTACATTACATGGTAGTCGGAATCTGGGGAGGAACTAGCCCTAGAGAACGGTCAGCAATAAGAACACAACTAAATATCATCCCGATACCTATAAACGAAGGAAAATGACAAATGACTCAATTAACTATAACGGGAAATGTAGTAGCAGACCCAGAGTTGCGAGTAATCGCTAGTGGGAAATCAATTGCGACTTTTACAGTCGTAGCATCTAAAGCAAAAAAACAAGCCGATGGCACTTGGGAGAATACAGATACAACTTTTTGGGATATAAAGTGCTGGGATAAAACCGCTGAAAATGTATCAGCCTCAGTCCGAAAAGGAATGTCGGTTATTGTTGTTGGAACCGCAGTTCAAGAGAATTGGGATGACAAGACCACAGGGGCAAAGCGCTCAAAGATTGCTGTGACGGCATGGAATGTAGGCATTGACCTCAAGCGCCATACAGCCGATGTAGTTCAAGTAACCCGTAATTCGGTAGGAGACCAAGAGATTGACCCTTGGAGCGCTCCTTTATGGCAGACCATTCCTACGCCCCCAACATCGGATATAGCGCCTTTCTAACCATCGTATAGTATGCTAGGGGTTAATAATTTCCTTACGAAAGGGGAAAATGGTGGCTTGGACTGATTACTTCGTCAGCAACATTGCTGGCTCTAAAGTTGTTGTATCTCAATCTGGCAGACCGTTCGTTTCGCATGAGATTGCCCCACGCGATTATGTGGAAATCGAATTGACCGAGACGAGCAATGAGTTGCCTTTCAAGATTTCGTTTCGGTCATTCGATTCACTTGGCACACAAACAGAACATCGTATGTATGCTCAAGCGGGAACAAAAGAGATGGCTCGTAACTTTGCAATGGAAGTTGCTAACCTGCGTTTGAATTCCAGAGAGTTTGTCCTAGACGGAGAATAAGTCCAAAATTCACTTAATGCTAAAATCATTGGGTGGAAGATGACTACTCTGGCTTAAATCGCCATGGTGTCATGTCCGTTCTCGGGGCTTTCGCAGTTCAAACCCATGAACTATTCTTGGAATTGAAAAGCGCGGGGTTTAACGAAGAACAGGCAATCAAAATTCTTGTCGGACTAGCATCTAAAGAGTAGAGGGAAACAATGGCAGAAAAGCCAGATTTACAGGAACTCGGCTCTACGGGTTTACGCCGTTCAGGTGGAACGGTCTATGAAGAATTCCTTGTTAATCTCCGTGGACTTCGTGGCGCTCGCGTTTATCGTGAGATGGCTGACAATGACCCAACAATCGGGTCAATGCTTTATGCAATTGAGAAAGTTATTACACGCCTTGAATGGCGCGTAGACCCATATTCAGATAATTCAGCAGATGGTGATGTAAAGCCTGAAGATGAAGAAGTCGCGGCGTTTATTGATTCTTGTTTACACGATATGTCAGATTCATGGGACCAAACACTTTCACAGATTCTCTCAATGCTCGTTTACGGATACTCTTACAACGAAATCGTTTACAAGGTCCGTACAGGTCCAGAGGCGAAAGACCCATCAAAGCGTTCTAAGCACACAGATAATAAAATTGGATGGCGTAAGTTGCCTATCCGTTCCCAAGAAACTTTGTTCCGCTGGCAGATTGACGAGAGCGGTGGAATTCAAGCGATGGAGCAGACCGACCCATCATCGGGCGGCACACACATTATTCCTATTGAAAAGGCTTTGCTTTTCCGTACAACTACAGCAAAGAATAACCCAGAAGGTCGCTCAATCCTTCGTAACGCATATCGCCCTTGGTTCTACAAGCGCCGTATCGAAGAAATTGAAGCAGTCGGTATCGAGCGCGACCTAGCAGGTTTGCCAGTTGCCTATGTACCACCTGAGTACCTATCAAGCGCGGCGACAGCCGAGCAAGCGAATGTTCTAGCGACAGTTCAAAACATCGTTACATCTATCAAGCGTAATGAGCAAGAGGGCGTTGTATTTCCAACACTTTACGATGATGCAGGGCATAAGCAGTTCGACCTAGTTCTCCTATCTTCAGGCGGTTCACGCCAGTTCGATACAGACAAGATTGTTCAGCGTTATGACCAGCGTATGTCTATGTCAATCCTTTCAGACTTTATTCTTCTGGGTTCAGACCGAGTTGGCTCTTATGCTCTTGGTTCAACAAAGATGGATTTATGGTCAATGGCAGTTGATTCAATCGCTAAGAATATTGCTGAAGTATTT